AACTTAGTACCGAATCTTCCAAAGAATGGAATATTCATTGACTTGAAGATCTTGATTCCAGCAATTTCGATGATGCCATTACCTGATTGTAATGCGTCACCTTGCTCGTCTCTGTTAATAAGACCATTAGAACCTACAGCTTGTATAAGTTCGTAATATTGTCTTGGGTTCAACACACCCACTCTACCTTCAGTAGAAACTCCTTTTTCGTCGAGTGCAGCAGCTGCATCGTAGAAAGCGTTTACTAAAGATGTAGAGTTGTAAGCATCAGACGCCTGAGCGTTTGTACCTACACGGATCTGTGTACCACCAGGTTCAACGAAGTTAGCCTTAGTGATAGGGCTAGCTTGTCTAGCTGCCTTAGTGATTGATCTGAAGATTTTTCTGTCATATTTTTCAGCTAATGCATAGCCAATTTTTGCAGAAATTTCTCCTCTCAAATCATAGTGTGCTAGTGTTTCATCTAGCTCATAAACAAACGCCGAACTGATTAATAGGTCGTCGCAAGTTATGGTTTTTTCAGCTACTGGAGGTGCAGAATCACTGTTTCCAAGTATGCTGTTTCCGGGGGTATGATACTCCGCCGATGTGCGTCCGGTGAAAATAAATTGTAATGATTTTCCGTTGGTCAATGTACGCTTCATTACAAGGTCACGAGCTATCGTGTTCCTTTGGAAGCCTTTGAACATTTCTCCACTGAACAATTTAAGAAATAAAGCTCTCTTATCACCAGCACCATTAGCCTGACCTAACTGGGTAAGTCCAGCAGCCAGGGTGCTATTTTGTTGTGCCATTTAAGGAATTTAAAAAGTTAATATAAATTTCTCAGCTGAATTTGTTTTAGATCTTTTGATTTTTTGTGGTCTATCCCACCGTCTAGACGGCTAAAGGTATCCTCCGTAGAGGGCTAAAGCCAAGTGAAATGAAATCCGACTCTGAGGTGTTTCATTTCTGTGATAGTTAAGGTGTAATCCTTCAATCAATATAAAAAGGGAAAGGAGTCCGAAGACTCCCGTCCAGATTGTGTTAAGTCGCACTTATTACTTTGTAGTTTTAGTGTACTCAACGCCACGATATATGTAAGTTACTGTCATTGTAAGCTCCATATACCAAAGCCCCGTTCCATGCTTTGGAGTCATGCGTCCCGTTAAGGATGAACGGACGTGGCTATTATTTTTTACCCTTCTTAGGCGGGCGACCTCTTTTTGTACCGTAAGTACCTTTACCTTTAGGCATGATTTTTTCAGTAATTATAATACAGTTATTTGTATAGTCAGCGGTAAATTGTAAGGGAGCGTTAGGGCTCCAGCACAGTTCTTCATATAAAGAATTTAGTGTTGCCATATCTTCATAAAGATCAGCAGGTTTTTCCATTATCCAATGTTGGGTGAAGTTAAAGCTACCGATGTTTCATCGACAGCTGCTAAGTCAAGAGGGAAATTGTGTGCATTTCTTTCGTGCATGACTTCAAAGCCAAGGTTGGCTCTATTTACGACGTCAGCCCATGTTGGGACAATCTTGCCATTAGCATCAACAATGGATTGGTTAAAGTTAAATCCGTTAAGGTTGAAAGCCATGGTGCAGACGCCCATACTGGTGAGCCATATGCCAACCACGGGCCAAGTAGCCAAAAAGAAATGTAAAGAGCGAGAATTATTAAAGCTTGCATATTGAAAAATTAAACGACCAAAGTAACCATGGGCAGCTACAATATTATAAGTCTCTTCTTCTTGACCAAATTTGTAGCCATAGTTTTGAGATTCAAGTCCAGTAGTCTCTTTAATAAGCGAAGAAGTAACAAGACTTCCATGCATAGCAGCAAAAAGAGATCCACCGAATACCCCAGCAACACCGAGCATATGGAACGGATGCATGAGGATATTGTGTTCTGCCTGGAATACGAACATAAAGTTAAAAGTACCAGAAATACCAAGAGGCATACCATCACTAAAACTTCCCTGTCCGAAAGGATAAACTAAGAATACAGCTAATGCTGCTGAGAGAGGAGCTGTGTAAGCTACAAAGATCCAAGGTCTCATTCCTAATCTGTAAGATAGTTCCCACTGTCTTCCTGCATAGGCGGCTGCTCCTATTAAAAAATGAAAGACAATAAGTTGATATGGGCCACCATTATATAACCATTCGTCTAAGGTTGCGGCTTCCCATATAGGATAAAAATGTAGTCCAATTGCGTTCGAGGAGGGGACGACAGCTCCTGATATAATATTGTTTCCATATAATAATGAACCGGAAACTGGCTCACGTATGCCGTCTATATCGACAGGCGGTGCTGCGATAAAGGCAAGTATAAAACATGTGGTAGCTGCGAGTAAACAAGGTATCATAAGCACCCCGAACCACCCCACGTAGAGGCGGTTTTCTGTACTAGTTACCCACTCACAAAACTTTTCCCAATTAGTAGTAGTATTATTTTTAGTAAGTGATATTGTTGCCATTTAATTAGAATGAGAATTTAGCACCTAATTGTGTGCCGTAAGTATTAGTTGTGTCTTTGTCGAATATATTAGCGAAAGATACTTCACCATATATACCGAGTCTTTTCGTTGCTGCTACAGAGCCACCGAATTTACCAGAGTAGTTTGAATCTGAATCAGCTCCGTCTACGGAATTAATCGTCTTGCCACCCTGTACATACCAATCTAGTGCTCCTAGTGTGTTCTCGTAACCAAGATGTACATCAGTTGCTCTGGACTGATAATCAGATCCGGAATAAGTAGCGTTAGTCTCTACGTTAACGTAAGGACCAGCAAAAACAGGAGCTGATATAGTAGCTGCTGCTAAAGTTAATGCAATAGTTTTCATTAGAATATGCCTGGAATAATTTGTCCTGTGAATACGTAAGCGCCAAGAGCTGCAGCAAAGCCTAACATTGCTAGGCGTCCGTTTGTTTCTTCAGCTTCATGCCATTTATCGTTTTCGTGGTTGTGGTTTGTCATGAGTCGTGGTGGTGTTTCATTGGGGAAGATGTTTTGTTTACCATATTCGGTAGTAATCATGAGTGCATTTAATAGTAGTACTTATAGCCGGTGACGATTTGCTTCGGGCCGGCACGAACCTAACCTTGGTTATTTTCTTTATTTTTCCATTTCCAGTATTCACTAGGAAGTTGGCGATCAGCATCAATAAACTCAGTATCATATGTAACAGGATTACCAGACGGATCTAATCCTACATGATCTTTCCAAGAATGTTCCTTACCAAAGGAAGTTTTATTAAAGATAGGTGCCCGTTGAGTAGGGTCGATGTGAGTCCCGTGTGCGATCGTCAGCGGTTTACTCCTTGCAGTATCTAGATTTGGTATTGTGAGCTGTTCGTGACTAGGTGGTGGTACATCGTTGTCGTTATCATCATCAGGATTATTATCCTCCCTTCTGTAAACATCGTGAGGAGAGCCACCGGTGAATGTAGCAGTATTCCAACCTCCTACTAATCCAGGCACGTCTTCTACTAATCCAGGCTCAAGTGTATTAAGAATGGCCTGTCGTCTTCGTTCTTCAAGAGTAGCTATGTTCATGGTTTTTCCTTATTCTTATCATATGCTTCTAGCTGTTTTCTTTCGTCTTCCGTACAGAAACCTGCTTCACATTTTTGTCTTATTACATCTGCTTTCCTGCGTGTTAACTTTTTAGAGAAAAATCCACTTGATACGGGACGTTTCTGGCCTATAGTCAATCCGTTTCCTGGTCTCGGTATCCGCCGTGCCATAATTAAATCTCCTTTAAAAATTAATGTTTGATCGTTCTAGTTTATCCATAACCTCTTTACGAAAGGCAGGATCCTTGTCGTACCGGGGATCGTTCATAGCGCTAACGACTTCTTGTTGACTTCGGAATTGGTCATTGCTTTGTCTAGGTGCTTTACCTTGTAGTGTTTTACCTTCAAACCCTACGGCATCATTGTAAGCATAAGCTAAAGATCGAATAGCAAAGAACGCTGCTAGTGGATCACCACGCTGCATTACAGCATCAAACATATCTATTTCTTCTTTGTTTAATGTGTCTTGAGCCCAAGTTAGCATATTACCATAATTCTCATCACCGCCAACAATACCTTTTAAATCGGCTATGTCTTTTTCCGTAAAGTCTCTATTTTTAGGGGTTGAGTCTTCGTTACTTTTTTGCCTTTCATCTAAATACAATTGTGCTAAATCTGTAGTACTCATAGACTCAAGCTTATCCAAAGTCTCTTTTGAGTACTCTTGTTTAGAAGTAGCTTCTTCCCATAAGGTATCTAAAATATTAACTGAGGTTTCTTCTGTTTCAGTTTCAGTTTCTGTTTTTTTAGCAGTTGAGGTTTCTGGCTCGTCTTGACTACTAAGTTTTTGCTGAAGCTCGAGGTAACCTTTTTCTAGCTCCTCTGCATTCTTATATTTACCTGCTAATAAGTTATCTTGAGCCTCTTGTATTTGTTCACCGACTCGTAAAGAGTCTTGTTCTTCAGCAGACAAATTATCCAGAGTTGTGGTTTCTGGTTGGCTCTCCATTGTTAATGTTTCTGACATCTAATTATAGTGTTTGTGGTGGTGCTTGTTGTTGTTGTTGTTCTATTGCTTGTGCCTGTGCTTCTGCTTGCATCTGCTCAACTATTTGTGGATTCTTAGTAGGATCAAGCATTGGAGAGTTCATAATATTAGGTGTTTGTTTAATAGCCTCCATTTCAGCTTGTTGAGCTAGAGCTGCTTGCTGCTCAGTTTGTACATCTTGCATTGACTTAACTAAATTAAGTACGTCAATACCTTGTGCTGCAGCTAATCGTTTAATTACTTCTTCGGGATTTATATACGTAGTTATTGCTTCTGGTCCCATGGTAGTTGCAATAGTCTGTAAGAAGCCACCAAGTGCTTGTACATCCTGTCCTCTACCTAATGAATTTATACCAGCTACAATGATAGGTTTCACCATACCCTTGGGTATACGTGGAATCTCTCCTGTCTTCTGGAATATAGTAAGTTTTCTATTGAGATAAGGTACTAGAAACTCTACAGTGAGTAACCCAAAGAGGCCTCCGAGCTGCTGTTCTAATTCCAATTGTGTCATGCGTACTTCTTCAGCAGTTGTACGTTCACTATGACGTACCGAGAGTATTAAAAATGCCTCGTTTAACCGCTTCTCTAAAGTTTGCATGTGCTGTAATGCCGTAGCAAAATCAGCCGTTTTTCCAACTTGTACGACTCCGATATCATCTGGACGTCCTTGGACGATTGCTCCGTTACCTGCAGAGGCGAGGGTCTGGGGTTTAGTAGTGCTGGAAGGTGATACTACAAAAACAACTTTAGCAGCTGCTGCAGAGCCTTCTACGATAGCCTGAGAGAGTGCCTCTAAAGACTTAAGATCGCCTATAAACTGACCTACTCTACCACGCCCATATGCTTCACCATCTACTGTATTAAAACGTAGGGGGAGCCAGGGGGTACTGTCAACAGGTGCTTTACTTTGTGATCCGGGAAGTATTTGATCGTGTACTTCTTGATGCCATATAAATCGGTTGTTGTCACGCTTTACGTGAGTGTAGACATCGCATTCTTTATTCCCTTGAGGGTCATTAGGTGCTTGTTGATATTCAGCTTTAAGTGACTCATAATTAGGAATTAAATCTTTATTTATGCTTTCTTTTGTGATAATTTCAATCACGTCGCCGTTGCCATCTCGTTCTACTACGTAACGATTAAGAGGGAATAATTTCAGTCCTGGTTTATCCATAAAGATAAGAGCATTACCACCTACAACAAGATGCTGTAATGCTTGGTGTATTACTACACGATCATCTGATGCAGCGATAGCGTCAAGAATAGTACGCTCTATCTTCGCAAAAGATAAGTCAAGTTCTGATTTTATTTGAGGACTAAACTCTTGTCCTAACTGAGACTCATCTAGCTGTAGCTTAAAGAAGCTAGTCTGTGGAGGCACGAGTGATAGAGATAGCTTTGATGCTAACGCTACAACCCCTTTAGCCCCTACGGATTGCCAAGGTGTCAACAGTTTTTTCATACTTTTCGAGTACTCTTCGTTTCCTCGTATAAGATATGGTAGTGTAAGTTTAGTTGCTTCTTCCGCTTCGGTTAGAAACTGGGAACGATCACTGGATAAATTATCATACCTAGATTTTGCTGTCATGATTTAAAAATAATTTCTATTAAACATATTAGTAAATGCTCCTACTGGTTTAAGCTTAGGATCATTCTGTATCATCATTTGGTTTAGATATGGTTGTTGTAGATCTCTTAGTCTTTTGGGACGATCTCTACGTAGGGATGGAATTGGTGTAGTTAGTGGTAGCTGTTGTGGTACGGGCAGAGTACCCTGTCCAGAAAAGTTATTAAGTAAACGTTTCCTTTGAGTCAGGGGTAACTGCCTAACAGCACCCGGTTTCATATCAGGTACATTATTCTGTACAACCGGGAATCTACTGTTTACATTAAATCTCATCTTTGTTAATCCGTTTAGTATACCATTCAACCACTGAACGTTGACCTGCTTTATACATGACAGAGTTCAGGTCTTCTTTAGGGTGGGGGTTAACTTGTGGGAATGTTTCTTCTAGCTCTATTTGTATAGAACTAAGTGTTGGTCCAATAATGGACTCAAGCATATTGTGGGAGGTTGTTGTTTGCATGTTCAAAAAATGCTGGCATTCTAGCTGCTTTCGTATCAGAGAACTGCGGAGCCTTTCCTTGATACATTAACTGATCGCTTGCATCCAGCCAAAATTGTTTATCTAAGTATTTATCGTTAGTATTTATACCTAGTGGTTGTACTATCCAGTTAATGGTCGCCTTACGAAGTTTATCCAAACTGCTAGAAGGACGAAGACCCAACTCAGCACATACAAGGCTATTTGTAGCAACGTGGATTTGTTCATCTCTGGATATATCAGCCGATACTGTTCTGAGAGCAGCGTCACCATTAAACCTAAAGAAAGGAAGTAAAACAAAAAATATAGCTCGTTCTGCAACGAGAGCTTTGGTAATAGTATGATCGGGGTGTTCAATCCAGGCATCTCTCAACCTCATTGCTTCGTATTCTGATCGCTCGTCAGCACCATGGGCGTCAACAATGTAACCAAGAGCGAGATCGTGTTTGATCTCATCTTTAACGTTTGACGTAAGTAATGTGCGAGCGAGCTCAGGGACTTCTTTTTCCAGCCCTTGAGTAATAAACTCTCCAACTGGTAGCTCCATATGACGTATTGCGAGAGCACGTTTGATGGTTTCTTCAGCACCTTCTTTCAATTCTCCTTTAGTAGGTTGGACCGGTGTCCAAGTTCTTTTTCTATCTAATAATGTTTGGTATGGATGTTTTCTCATTGTTCGCAGTCGCATTTGATCTTGTGATTGTCATCCGGTACAAAATCCGGATCAGGTACTCTTGTAAAGATCTCTTCTAAATAATCATCAACATCTGTATCAGCTAATGCAGCATAGGCATCAGACTTATCTTGTACATCGCCCATGACTTGAAGAGAATAGTATAAAGAAGTTTGGGGACTAGCCAGCCAATCTTCTATAAATGCTTCGTTATATGTTACTACATCACTCCAAGAGTTGAAGCTGTAGCCGTGAAGCAATCCTGTCCTATCGAGCATGATCATGATGTTGTCTGCTACACGCTTGTAAGCGTCCCAACCAACTTCACTTGCTATCTCAACGTTTCCGTAGTTTACTCTTTCTACTCCAAATTCACCGGAGTCTCTATCTACAGTTTTGGCTATTGGTGGTGCTATCTCGGGTGTGCATGTAAAGCCGTCTAGGTCTTTACTGCGATAGCTACAACTGGCAGTGGGTGCAATAGCGAACGCCCTTACCATATTATTCTGTCTAGCTATTTGAGCTGCCTCAAAAATAGCTATATTTAACGACTCAGCTAAGAGACCTGCGGGGTCTTTAGCCGGCTTTCCTCTATTTACTTTGTCTAAAGCTGTTCCGAAATCCTCATAACTTATGCTATAACGTCTGAGGAGGTTGGCAAGACCGAGCACTCCGAGCCCAACTTGTCTGTCAATTTCCGGGGTAAGGTACTCTCCAGAGTCTCCAACACCTGTCCTGCCATGGAGATCACACAACTGGGACATGCCTGATACGAAAGCCTCTTGTAGGTTGTCGATTGTACAGGCACCGAAATTGACATGCTGTAACAAGCAAGTTCCACGTGAGGGCAGGTATACTTCAAGGCAGACGTTTCCATAGATACGCTCCCCGGATTCTGTATGTTTGATTTTATTGAGCCAAACGTCTCCTGATTTGATTCCATAGATTAAAGCATCCTTTGTAGTTTGATCTGCAAACTTCCACATGTCATCGTCAATGTCGATACAACGCTTGACCCAAGGTAACTCAGATCTGCTTGCAGTTATAAAGTCCACCGCATCTGGGTGGGATAGATCGAGGTGCAATACAACAGCACCATTTTTGTAAGCTCCACCTCTTCTCAAGGTTTCGTTTAGAGCTGAATATATTTTACCGAAACTAACAGGACCCGTAGCTACAAGTCCTTTATTATTTGTTGTCCCTGCTGGTCTAAGCTTAGACAGGTGGATAGCACATCCAGCACCATAACGTAGTGCATGGGATGCAAACCTCCAGCTAGCTTCTATACCATTAGCACCCTCCATAGTGTCTTCGACTACAAATGTGGTGCATGAAACAGGTAATCGGGATTCTGGGTTATCCAACCAAGATTGGACCCGACCAGTGCGGGAGATTAATTGTGACATTTTCTAAATAATAATAGTATTTTCTAATAATTCTTTTAACGCATTTCCTAATGCGAAATTTTGTTTTTGTAAAGCAAGGAAGACAGTAATTACAGCTTCCTTCTGATCATAATTCTGTCTTAATTTATCTTCAATCACTCTCATCTTAAAGTCCTGCTCCATCGTTAATAGAGTAAGAGTCTCCGGGTGTCCAGAATTTTGGGGTTCTGCGTCTGAAATCATAATCTTCAACTGTAAGTATTCGAGCTAACCGAGCGTTAACTAAAGCATCTTGTTCTGTTAACCCTTTATCTGTAAAAGCTTTTACAACTGTAGACCAGCTGTAGCCTTCTTTGTTAAAAAGAGCTTCTGCCCTCTTTACTCCTATCCCCGGTACTCCACTGTAGCCGTCTGTCTGATCACCAGCTAATGTCTGGATTAGATGCCACTTAGCACCCTCTTCAGCGGTGATGTCTTGAGTGGTATCGAGGTTGTATAGTTTACCGGGAATCTGTTTCATGTCTTTGTCAGGTGAAACAATAATGTTACCGGGATGTTTTGTAGCGTAAATACCCATGGCATCATCCGCTTCTAACTCAGGCAGGATCTGTACGTCCTGCTCAAGTTTTAATTCTCGTATAATTCGTTTATATCCACACGGCTTTTTTCTATTTCTATGACCTTTGTATGCTGGTAAGATTTTTTTCCGAAAATTTATAGTATCTGAAAAGAATAAAATCAGCGGGGTAAAGGAGCCAAATCGGTTCCTAATCTTTGAGAGCTCGTGTGTGACAGCTTTATATGCATCAGAGAAATTACTGGTAACAAGAATAACATCTTCTCCAAAGTCAATCTCAGTTTCAGCTGCTGCACAGCATTTATAAACGATATAATCTGCATCAATTAATAAATTCATATGGTGGTTAGTGTACGTCCGCCCAAGTAGTCCCTATCTTAGCTTCCGCTGCAATAGGACATCTTAAGTGGTAATGTTCGCCAGCTAATGTGGCGGATTTTTCGAGCCATTGTGCCAATCTATCGGCATCTTTTGGACAACATTCGTAATTCAGCTCGTCGTGTACGAATGATACTTGATGTGCTTGGTCTGGTAATTGACTGTGAATCAATACCATCCATCTTTTGGCAATGGTGGCGGCTGATCCTTGTAAGAGGTAGTTGAGAAACTTATGCCCTTTGTCAACCCTGATATGACGACCATCGACGGCACGTGCGAAATTTCTCGCTGAACACTTCTGACAAGCTTCCAGCAACTCTGCAAGACCCGGAATGGCATTAACATAAGCTTTACGTATGTTGGCTCCCTTCTTCGCTGCAGCAGTCTCCGATAACTGTTTATCAAAACTCCTCCCTAATTTAACGTTACCGGCTCCATAAAGGAAGGCGTAGGTAACTGTTTTAACTTGTCTTCTTGTAATTCCAATTTTATCTGCATTGGTTTGGTGTATATCTCCTGTCGTGAGTATTTTAGCATATCGTCCCTTGTCGTATCTGGCAAGATAATGTGCGAGCATGCGGAGCTCAATGCCGCTAAGATCAGCACTGACCAATATCTTCTTTGGACTTGCTGTGAATAGGCGTCTAAATCGTTCATCTGATGGTACTTGGGCTAAGTTAGGTTTTCTATGAGCACATCTAAATGTATTAGTAGCAACTGAACAGTGGTGATGTATCCGGCTAGACGTCGTAACAAGCTTCTGCCATGCGTTCACGCCTTCCGAGATCATCCCCAATTTCTTGGTAATATCTAGACATTTGAGAAATAACAGGGCTGTCTCCGACCCAATATCTTTTAATACGATCTCGTCGATAACCGCCTTCCCTGAAGCTGTTAGCGAGCTCGGGGTCCAATTCTCGTGCGTCTTCAGAATCCATGCTATTTGATCTCTTGATGTTGGGTTTAATTGTTTGAGTTTAGTGAAGGAAGATCCTTGTATGTATCCTTGTGTCCGGTTATTTCGCTTAGGAGTGAACACTGATCCTGCAACGAAAGCGTATTTCCTTCGTAATATGTCAGTAGTTTCTTCCAATTCTCCTCGGAGAGTTTGTTCAAGTTTCCGTGCAGAGCTTTCATCAAAATACCATCCATGTTGTTCTTGTTGTTGTAATATGTGTGCGACCTGATGTTCTAATTGGACCCAATCAGGTAAGGGTGGAAATGTTGACATAATTTCTTCGTAACAATAGTGTCTTGCTCGCAGTAGTCTTCCATCTCCTTGCTCCATTCTAACCAGTTAGACGTCTCTCCAAAGTTCCCTTTGTATTCGCCTAATCGGTAGCCGTAGGATTCCAGAGAATGGCGACCATACAGCTTCTGTGGCATACCTTCTACTTGTGCATTACGATCTACGTCTAGCATATTTGGATGGTATAACCTTGATAATAATAATGTATCTATAACTCGTCCTTCTGGTTCAAAAAATGGATAGACTTTCTTTATTACTGGTATATCAAATCCAATGATATTATGTCCAATAATAGTATCAGCATGCATTAAATTAGTGACACCCATAAGTATGGGTTGTGCTGAGCCTGTATCGTTGAACCTGTGCACCTTACCTGTATCATAATCCAATATGACTAGGCAGTGTATTTCAGTTCTCCTTGCCTCTAGAGGTGTTGTCTCCAGATCGAACAGGAGGGTAATAGGTTTTGTCTTTGAATTTTGCTCTTTCAATGTCGCTCCTAAGTGGTGGGTTAGGTTTAATAAGTCTAGAAGTCGGTTGTTGGATCGAACTCGACCTCGGTATCCGTCGTAGTTTCATAAAATTGGCACGATGATAAGTCATAAGTTAATTTTGTTGCGATTCCAGTCTGTCCTGAATAGCGGTTTTTAAGAACTCGCAGAGTTGTAACGTTGTTAGCATCTTGGCTCTGTTGGTCTCGTTCCAAAGCGATGACTGAATCGCTGATCTGAGAGATCGAGTGAGAGCCTCGTAATTGTCCGAGGGATACACGTCCTCCCTCCTCGTGCGAATGATTGTCACTGTTGCTCCTCCTTAAGTGTGATACTAAAAATAATGTGATACCTGTTCGTTCTACTAGACTTCTTAGCCTAGTCATGGTGGTATCAATCATGCGTCGCTCATCTCCATCTAGACCACTTAATAATATGCTAAGGTGATCTAAAAATATAATACGACATTCCAATCCACTGGCAAGGTATTCGATCCTATTGTAAATAACGTCCGGGTCAAAACTACCAAAGCCGTCAAACAAATAAAGAGACCAATTAGCAATAGTTGTGTTAAATGCTTCGGTGAGTTCTTGTTGGTCATGTTCTCCTATATGGTAAGCTTTGCCATTAGCATTGGACATCAATCCAAGTGCAGAACGCTTATTAGATTCTTCTAAAGCTAAATAACCGACCTTCTCTCCTTTATTAAGAAGGTCAACAGCTAATGCTCTAACAAGACTAGATTTGCCACTACCTGTTCCGGCAGTGAGTGTAGTTAATTCACCATACCTAATTCCTTGAACCATTTTGTTTAGTCCACTGAATGGGTATAGATGATCGTAGTCTTTGGTCGGTTGAGTGACTAACTCAAGAAGGTCTTTACCTTCAACTATCCCATCCGGTGTGTATGGTTTAGCGTCCCAGATTGCTTTTCTGATTGATTCTGCATCTCCGGCTTGTAAAGCATCTGAAGCATCTTTGTAAGCATCAAGTCGAGCGATCTTAACCCTACCGGCTGGGAGTACTCCCGAGGCAGATTCAACGGCCTCACGCCCTGCTTCATCGTTGTCGAAGAATAAGACGATTTCTTGGTACCCCTGTAAAAAGGGGATTTGTTTTTGAAGGTCTTTCTTAGCACCCGCCGCACCATGAGGTAGGCTGACCATGGGCCATCCTGGCATAACTTCGTAACAACTGGCTGCATCTAGTTCTCCTTCTGTAATTACTATTCGCTTTCCTGTATTGGGAAAGAGGTGTTGTCCGAAAAGAGTGTCAGTTGTTCTACCTTCGTAGTGGAACTCTTTCTTTTTTGATTTAACTTTGAACCCAGCAACAACTCCATTCCCATCATAGTATGGGAAGCGTAAGGTGTTTCCATACCGATAGATGCGATAGAAGGTATTGGTCTTTTCGGAAATTCGTCGCTTTTGCAGCTGTTCAGCTGATCCGAGGAATTGTATTTGTTCATTTATATTCATTAAGTAGGTGGATGTGTCCCCTTCCGCAGGGGTGTATGTCTGACACGAGAAACAGAATTTATGGCCGTCAGAGTAAACTGAATTAGCATCTGACGAACCACAATTAGTACAAGGTTCATGTGCCACAAATTCGCTTTCATTCATTATGTTAACCAATCAATGGGGATGGAATGTACCGCTGCCCACTTGATGCCATGCTTTTCGCACCACTGGGCATAGGTAGTTTTGGATCTCTTGGAGATCTTATTGAAAGGTGCTTGAAATACCATCCGTAAATCAATATCAGGATTATCCTTAATAACTGCTAATATTTTTCGCCTATCCGCAGGTTCCCAATACCCTTTCGTCTCTAGATATATACCATTAGGTAGTATAAAGTCGGGGTTATATAGATGCTGGATCGTATAAGCAACTCGGTGAGTTTCATACTCATACGGCACACTTAATTGATCCAGTAACTTTGCGACATGTTCTTCTAGCTTAGATCTAAAAATCTTCTTCTTCATGGTCGGCTGCTGATGTTACAGCTGTTGATGACTGTGAAGCGGTTTTAAATCCCTCAGTCTTTCCGAATAGATCTGCAACATCGGCTTCATCCATTGTATCAGTATCTACAGCAGCACCTTCTTTTATTGCGACAACCTGTACACCAACCAGCTTAAGAGAACTTCCGTAGGTAACTCCATCCTTGAGTATGTAAGGCTTCTGAAAGAAACCAAGCTTAACTGTAGATCCGCCATATAAAGGTGTCTTAGTATCTGTAACTTGTGTACCCTCAGTATCGACTATACAGGGTCTTCTATCTTCTCCCCAGGAAAACTTGATCTTATATTTACCTTCTGCTACCTCTTCCCATGGTGTAGGTTTAAGGGTAGCTCGTTTAGGATTCTTTAGCTTTGATTCAGCCCATTTAAGGACATCAGCTCGTTCAGTCTCAAGTTTGTCAATCACATCTTCATCAACAACAGCTGATAAAGAGTAACCGAATTTGCCAGGTTCAAGTATGGCTTGAAAGCCTTCTAATTGTATCTCTTTAGTAACGTGTACGTTTTTAGGCATCGTGTACTACCTCCTTGCCGTCAGCATCGAGGAGATTAGCATCGTACACTTTTTGTAGATTATCTCTATACTCAGTAAGCTCATTAATTCGATTTGTCAAAGCAGTTAATTGCTTCTCTCTTGCGTGTTGTTGAGCTGATTTCAGCGCAGCTTCTGACACTACAATTACTTGTTGCGGTGCAAAGAAACTGTCAAATATACTATACATAATTAACAGAAAAAATAAGTTGATTCAATAACCGATTCTGGTCGTAAATCGCCAATGATCGGTGGTTCAGTCTCTGCTCCAATCTGTGAAGCAAAGTCTCTGAGATAGTCATGTTCTGCAAACAGAAGCATGTACGTCTCTCTAATTATAGCAGATAGTTCATCCATATCACAAGCTCTACTTAAAACACTGTCATGGATCAAAGCTATTGGGTTAGGAAATTTAGATATACCGAGATGGAGTAGGCTAGCGTCAAGACTATGGATAAGGTTAGGTGCTGTAGCAGCTTTATGCCTAGACAAATCTACCTTATTACTCTCCTCTGTAGCTACACTAAGTTGGCATCTACCTAAGAGTTGAAGATCTAATCTCTCTACCTTCTTCTTCATTATACGTTGTTTAACGACAAAACCTGAAGGCGTCGTCCATTCGATGGAAGTAGCTCCTTTCTTGATAGATTTGGCTACCTCTGTCTCTATCCATTTCATAACTGCCATTGGTCCGGGCACAGTTAAGTGCATAGCCTGTCTAACAGTCTGAACAATCTGAGTAAGGTCGTCTTTATCGACCTCAATTCCCTTCTCTTTTAAAGCGTCTTTAATATAAGACCTATTAGAGAAAGGTTTTGCGTTGTAAGGGATAGTCATAACAGTACGCTTGACGCACTTCCTATCCCATACAGCATGTATGTTAGTTGGAATCCCTAAGCTTAAAGCTATCTCTGCCACTTTTGCATAAGCATCTTGTGGTTTATCAGAAGGGACAACATTGACTAACTCTGCCGTGGACTTATCTCTAGCTAGACCAGCAAGTATTTGCAAGCCAGAACAGGTAGCATCGGTAGCCACGGGTAGCGAGGTTGTGTGTCTATCTCTCGCAATACAACAATGGTAGTACTCCTCACAAGCTGCGAGGAACTGCCAAGGTTCTTCTGCTCCTTCCCACTCTCCTATAAAGGCTATGGGATTATTAGCCACTGCAGCTATTAACGAAGTATTAGAGCGTGTCCAGTTTAACCTCTCCTCCATAGTAGCTTTATCAAGACCATAACTGGTCGCTACTTGGAAGGCTAACCACTTCTCAGCTCCATCATTCGGTGCTTCGTCGGCAAATTGTAATAAACTTTTCCCGAAATCTGTATCTTGGGGTGTCAAGAACGCAGGAATGGGGTAGGCACGACCACGATAGTCAAAAGACCAAGGAATATAGAACTCTAACAACCTATATCTTCTAACAGCTTCCATGATCATGCGTGTACGGCAGGATCTCTTGAACTCTGCAGCTCTTTTATTCATTACTTCTGCCGCTTCCCTTCGATACCTCTTACGGGATTCTTTATTATATTCTATGTCGAATGGCTTAGGTGGCAGGTCGTAATTTATGATAGGGAGAAACTTTCCAACAGCAATACCCCTCTCCTCTAGTGTCTCAGCAGTCTCAACTATAAACGGGTTTAACCGGTATTTTACTTGCTGGATTTTATTGAGGAAAGCTATTGGTATATCTCCCTGTATACGTGAGGGATCGCCCCTCCGGACTAAATCATGCCCTTCCATCAACTCATTCAAGACGTAACCGCCGGGAGATTCATTAGACCAATCTTTTGGAGGTATTAACATGGGCCATGCAAGCGGGCTAAACACCTCCGCATTTGCCATGATTTCGTCCTTGATATCCATAAATTCAGCAGTTGGGGCTACAAATATCTGAGTTTTACGCCCAGTACGAACACGTTGCTTGTAAAACCAGCCACTTACTTGCATAATACAGTCAAGCAACCAGCCTCCTAACTTAATTCTTATTGCTCTATTCCAAGGTATCCAAGGCTGTACGTTATATCTGTTCATCAATGTCTTGATAACAGTGATCTTTTGACGAGTACCTATAGCTCTATGCCAATAATTCTCTTTTAATACAGCTAGTAAACCTGGAGCATTCTGTTCGTAGTGCCTCATTTGACACTCATCTTCAATCGCTTTACCGATAGATTCGCAGACATTTGTTGCTATGTTACATCCGTCCTTGTATCCAAATACTTTATCGAATGTGACCTTACATGCAACAGCAGCTGCAGCTAGTGGCTCTATAGTGGCTAAATATATGTGTATATCTTTAAATGCTGCTCCATATTTACCTTGATGTATCTTGGTATTAGTAGTTATTATCCTGTCAACAACTAATGGTAATAACGTTTCTAAAGATGCAACCCCATATAAACTAGCAGAAGCATAATTTTGCTGTTCTAATTTAAGTGTCTGATCTCTCAAACGCTTCAAACCCATAGAAATCTGAGTTCTCTCCAGTTGTATCTGCTTGTCTATCTGTTTCTGAGTGATATGTGTCGTTGAGGTCATCTTTAATCTGTTCTAGTAGGTGTAGTCGCACCTCTTCGTAGTGAGGGTGGTACTGGTCAAGCATGTCTAGAGCTTGTTTTTCGTACGTATAAATATCAATACTCGGGATAGTAATTTTCTTTGTCATGTTCTGTGATGTATTTAGATGGTTTTGAATGATGAATGTCTTCATGTGTGCAGACTATAATCTCAGTGTCCTTTGTAGCAAGAAGTTTTGCTAACTTTTTTTTAGCTGCGGACTTTCGTTGATACACGTATTCTGCAATTTTACCTGTTTTGCAGTTGACTGTACGGATGATACATTCATGTGATGGTAATATCTCCCACCCGTTTGCCTTCCAATCCATAAAATCCTCAAAAGGTAATGAATCGTAGTACTGGTAAGGTACTTTAGCCAGTCTAGTCCAGTTGTTGGGAAAGTATTTCTTGGTCATAAGGTTTGAATCGTCGGTTATGGTTTGAGTGAACGTCTCTGTATACGTCCTTGAGTGCTGTTCCGTACCAATCTTTAGCCATGCTGTCAGCCCGATATGCTGCATCTATGTCATCAATAGCGAAAAAGCAAACAGTACGGGAATCTTCAAATTCCGCACAATAATAGTGATGAGTTGCTGTCATTTAGGGTATCTTGGTTGTGAACGCAAGGATTTAATAAACATTTTAGTTCTTTTCCTCGCAGCTCGTATAATTTGTGGTTTCTTTTTGTATTTGGGCAGCTTTTTGCTGTGTTTCTGCCAATTTGGTGTTATTGCCATAGTTCCAGTGTCGAATTACTCCACTAATAATGAAAATATTTGTAATAAGATAGGTAATAAATACAAATGTACGTACGATTGCAACAGTATTATCATATTCCTGAGTTTTATCGTCTGAAAAACTACCTAATGCATACTTCCAAATTTTCCACATATTATCCATAAGGATTGTAGTAATATAAAGTGTATAAAATGTATAATATTAAGGCAATTGTAATAAAAATAAGTAAGTTCATAATGCGTCGTGCCATTTAGTGCCAAATGAAGACATCATCTCCTCATCTGTTGGTTCATAATTATCTGTGTTATCCTTCACAGCATTTTGTATTTTTTCAGTAAACCAATCGGAATCTGTAATAACATCAACTTCATGGTTAACTAAATCAATTACATAATTTTTGATTAGTTTTGTAAGTTTTAAAGAAAATTCTTCATCAACTTGATTAATAATTGGATCGCTAGTCATTGTAATAAATCCTCAAGCATTGTCGTTAAACCCTGAGATATAAAGATATGGGTTTGTTTTTTCCTCTAAACAGTAGTCAATCAGCTCAAACTCCATGTTATTACAGAAGTTATTAGCATATTTATCTAATGCATGATCATAGTTAGAGACATCTTTATCATCAACATCAATTTTGATGAGTAAGTAAAGCGGTTTTATCATAAGTACCCCGCTATTTCACACCCAGGCTCGTCATAGAACCACGATAAAGATAAATCAGGGTATTGTATTCTGAGGGCTGCGACTATCCCTTCAGGCGGACTCCATGCCGTATTGAAGGCGACTTCAAGGTCTTGATCACCTTGTTCAGTCAGGATCTGTATATCGTAAGCGTCCCACTTGGTTCCCCAATTAGCTAAACGCCATGAATACCAGCGATCATCTTGATGTCCAGTACTAGGAAAATATAATCCCATACCAATTTTATCAGAAAACTCGGGTAACTCACCTTCTTTACCGATAGGATCTGAGTAATTATACTCTCTTAAATCGCTTCTAGTAAGTGGGACGTTTGCCCAGTCTGGTTCTGGTAATATTCGTGGGAAAATCCTGTCATCATTAAAAATGTTAAACAGTGTTCGCAGTGTTTCAGGTTTATTGGAACTAGCAAACACTTTATTATAGCAGTGGTTCGGCATGCTGTCTCCTTGTTTGGTGTAATGTAAGCGTTTATTGGCAAAGATCCTCAAAACGCTGCTGTGCAATAGAAGCGTTAACTTCTTCTGTGTTGTCAGGGAACTCCTCCCAGACTTGTTCCCAGATATCTTCTAGGATGCAATCATTAGTTAAATCACTCATTGAGAATACTTAACCTTCGTTTGTGTGGTGTGTATGGTATATTTGGTGGGTGTTTTCCGTTTAAATATGCTCTTCCTCGCAGGTGTGCTGTTCGGTATATACGGAATAATAATAGGCTGCTCATCTGTCCTCCCAATCTTGAAAATCTACAATCTCAATCTCATCAGCTAATACTTTATTTATTAACCAAAGTTTTATTTGATTAGAATTTAGATTTTTAACTTGTTCATACTCTTTTTGACTTGAAAAGTAATAACTGGAAAGATCAGCTAAATAAACTTTAGACATTTACATTATCCTCCGCATATAGTCTCCGTAATAACATCATAAGGGTTTTTATACGTCTTGGAATCTATAGTATAACATGGAGCATCATACTTGTCAATGATTTGTGTAAGACTCAGTATATTATTCTGAAAAGAAAGATAATCATCTTCTGTGATCTCGATGTCAGGGATGTGTATCCTGTAACTCATTAGAATAGAATCCCCCATGCTAAACTTGCAAATAATAACCAAAATAAAACTGTCCTTTGATTTTGTAAATCATTAGCAACGTTGATAAGCTCAGCTTTAACTGTAGCTTTTGTGTATTTCATAATTTAATAAACTCCCTTGAAAGTGATATAAGTTCATAAAATCTTGTGGTAAGAATAATAAGAAACTCGTTAATACTGATATTAATAAAAACATATAACTTCTCCTGTGGGTGTGATAGGTGTTAACTTGTCTTATATCTCTATTATAGTGTGGGTTTTAGAGTTTGGGAAGTGTTTGTCAGGAAATCAAGACCTCATCATTTGGGCTCTCCAAACGTAACAGTGTTACCATTAGGTTTATATAATGTTACTTTTAAAGTATAATCTCCTAGTTCTGGAGACACTATTAATGATGCTAATTGTTCTTCATTTGCTGTGTCAAACGTAACTTCGTCTTTTAATTGATCATATTCTTTAGGTGACATTCTGAC